AATGAATCTCCTAATTCATTAAGTAGATTCATTAGTTCCGTTCACTATTAATTTATTGTGTTCCGTTTATGCTGCAAAAGGCGGTAAACGTAAAACCTTAGAAGCGATTGAGCATTTTAAAATTCGTTGTGAAAATGAAATTGGTTCGGACGAAACTGAAATGCTTGAGAAGTTCATTAATGAAGTTCCAAAACAACTCGAACAATTTGTGAGAAAATAATGGCACTAAAATTTACCACAGCGGAAGAAAGTTCCGCACAAAACGGCGTTAAATGTCTGGTTTACGGTCCGGCTGGTATGGGTAAAACCGTATTGACAGCAACCTGTCCAACGCCAATTCTTTTATCTGCAGAATCTGGTTTGCTGTCTCTCCGTAAAGCAAACTTGGAACGCTTGTTTGGTCCGGGCAATCCGTGGATTTCTTACCACATACCTGTTATCCAAATTAGCACGGTGGACGACCTGCGTGAAGCCTACGAATGGGCGGCACGTTCCACTGAAGCGCAAGGGTTTGCAACAATCGCTTTGGACAGTATTTCAGAAATTGCTGAAGTTGTTCTTAACAACGCAAAACGGCAAGTAAAAGACCCTCGACAAGCCTATGGTGAATTGCTGGAAAAAATGCAAACACTGATTCGCTTGTTCCGCGACTTGCCAAACAAAAATGTCTATTTTGCGGCTAAAATGGAACCGCAAAAGGACGAACTATCTGGGGTTACTCGATTTTTACCGTCGATGCCCGGAAGTAAGTTAGGTAATCAATTACCTTTCTTCTTTGACGAAGTGTTCCGTTTAGGGGTAAACAAAGACCAACAAGGTAATTCTTTCCGGTTTTTGCAAACACAGCCCGACTTGCAATACGAAGCTAAAGACCGAAGCGGCGCACTGGATCCAATGGAAGCCCCGATTTTGGGTGCAATTTTTCAGAAAATCATGAGTCAACCGACTCAACAATAAGGAAGTCCATCATGGCAACATTAAATTTTGACGCTAATGCAATTCAACCTGATACCTCTTTTGAACCGATTCCGGCTGGCTGGTATAACGCCGTTATTGATGAATCCGAAATGAAACCTACTCGCGACGGTTCCGGTGCTTACTTGGCATTGCGTTTCAACATTATTGACGGTCAATATGCTGGTCGTAAAGTGTTTACCCGTCTGAACCTGCGTAACCAAAACCCTGTCGCACAAGACATTGCCCAAAAACAACTGTCAACAATCTGCCACGCGGTCAACGTTTTGAATGTTCAAGACAGTTCGCAACTCCATGCTTTGCCGATGCAAATCCGCGTTAAGGTTACAAACGACCCAACAGGTCAATATGACCCGTCCAACGAAATTTCCGGTTATAAAGCCGTTGGTGCTGGTAACGGACAAGGCGTAGCCGCTCCTTTAGCTGCCCCTGCCGCGCCTGTTGCACCCGTTGCACCTGCTGCCCCTGCTGTACCGCAACCGCAAGCCCAGCCCGCCGGCACATGGCAACCGCCCGCAAATGCCCCGCAGCAATGGGCGCAACCCGTAGCACCGCAAGCAACCGCACCCGCCGCGCCTGTTGCACCCGCACAGCCTGCACCCGCCGCGCCTGCTCCACAATGGGCAAACAACGAGCCTACACAGCCTGCACCAACCGCACCGCAAGCAACCGCACAACAGCAACATAACGTTCAAGTGACACCTGAAGAAGCTGCTGCTATTGCTCAAAGCCAAGCCGCGACACCGCCGTGGGGTCCACAAGCTCAACAAGGTCAACAATAAAGTGATGTAACAGACAGGCTTGCTTTTGCGAGCCTGTTTTATTTAAGGATACAAAATGCAACTAGCTAAAAAGACAATGCACAAGATTGATTCTATGGTTGCACAGGATCAAGGAAGTGCATATCGAGTGTGGTTAGGACAAGTATTACCACATATCGGCGACGCTTACCGTCCAGGTAATGACGGGCATCGCGGACACATGGGTGCTTCCCTTATTGGTAAAGAATGCGCCCGCTCAATCTGGTATGATTTCTTCTGGGCAACTAAATCCGCATTTGACGGACGTATGGTACGCCTGTTTAATCGTGGGCATTTGGAAGAGGGACGTTTTATTGCGTTACTTCTGATGATTGGTTGCCAAGTTTGGCAACAAGACGCAAACGGTAATCAATTTCGTATTTCCGACGTAGAGGGACATTTTGGTGGTTCAGGCGACGGTGTTGCATTGGGCGTTCCAGACATTGACCCTAACACTTACTGCCTTTTGGAATTTAAAACACATTCAGAAAAATCTTTTAAAGAGTTACAAGCCAAAGGTGTCCGTGAAGCAAAATGGGAACATTACGTTCAAATGAACGTTTATATGCGTAAGATGGGTCTGGCTGTCGCCCTTTATATGGCGGTGAACAAAAACACGGACGAAATCCACGCTGAAATTGTAACCTTAAATCCAGAGGTTGCAGACCAGTATATCGACCGCGCTCATAAGATTGTGTGGTTATCAGAACCGCCGAAACGATTAAGCGAGTCTCCTGGATTTTATAAATGCCGTTTTTGTAACCACAGACCAGTCTGCCACCTTAACGCAAAACCTGATAAAAACTGTCGAACCTGCACTTATTCCAAACCTGTTGCAGATGGTAAATGGGTTTGCAATATCGACTTTGGGGAAAAAGAACTTTCCAAAGAGTTACAGTTAACAGGATGTGAACATTACAGTCAAAGGACAATGTAATGCAACTTCGAGATTACCAACAAGAATCCGTGGACGCTATTTGGTCTTATTTTATGTCCGGTAAAACAGGAAATCCTTTGGTCGCACTTCCAACCGGAACGGGCAAGTCCGTTGTGATTGCCGGATTCCTCAAAAGCGTTTATGACAAGTTTCCTGGACAGCGCATTATGATGTTGACGCACGTTAAGGAACTTATCGAGCAAAACTATTCCAAACTGATGGCTATGTGGTCTTTTGCACCTGCTGGAATCTATTCCGCAGGTTTAAATCGCAAGGACGTACACGCGCCAATCACATTTGCAGGTATTGCGTCCGTTGCCAAAAAAGCGCATTTGTTTGGACATATTGATTTAATCATTATTGACGAAGCGCACTTAGTTAGTCCTAATGACGAAACCATGTATCAAAAGTTCATTGGGGAACTTAAAAGAATTAATCCGTATATTAAAGTTGTAGGTTTGACCGCCACGCCTTATCGCTTAGGGCATGGTAAGTTGACAGACGGTAAAGTTTTAAAAGACGGTTCTGAAAGCCCGCCATTGTTTACGGATATCTGTATCGACTTAACCACAGTGGAATGTTTCAACCGATTTATCGCAGAGGGTTATCTCGCACCGTTAATTCCTCGTTCCACTAACTACAAACTCGATATTGATGGTGTCCACATGAGAGGTGGAGAGTTTATCGAAAAAGAATTGCAGTATGCAGTAGATAAACATGAGATTACCGTCCAGGCGATTAAAGAAACGCTCGAAGAGGGTGAAGACAGACGTAGTTGGTTGGTATTTTGTGCAGGGATTGAACACGCTAAAAACGCAGCTGACATTTTAAACGACATGGGTATTCCCGCCGTAGCCGTGCATAGTAAAATGAGCAACAGCGAGCGCGACGAAGCTATCGCAGGATTCAAAAGCGGTAAATATCGAGCAATTACGAACAACGGCGTATTAACCACAGGTTTCGACCATCCACCTATCGACTTAATCTTGTGTTTACGTCCAACGGCTTCTCCTGTATTATGGGTGCAAATGTTAGGGCGAGGTACTAGACCCTGTCCTGGAAAAGAAAACTGCTTAGTTTTGGACTTTGCGGATAATACTCGCCGCTTGGGTGCAATTAACGACCCTGTCGTTCCTCGTAAGAAAGGGTCTAAATCTGGACCGCCACCTGTAAAAGAATGTCCTAAATGCAGAACTTGGCAACACGCTTCTGTTCGATTTTGTACAGGCGTGGACAAAGACGGTATGCAATGCGACCATGAGTTTACATTTGAGACCAAACTGAAGCAGGGTGCGTCCACCAAAGAGCTTATTAAAGGAGATATGCCTATTGTGGAAGTGTTTAAAATAGACCATATTGCATACTCAACGCATCGTAAGGACGGGCGACCGCCGATGATGAAAGTGTCCTATTATTGTGGTTATAAATGCTTCTCGGAATATGTGTGCATCGAGCATATTAACTATGCAGGTAAAAAAGCCCGTGATTGGTGGAGAGCGAGGACGGACATTCCTGTTCCCGAGAAAACCGAACAGGCTTTGGAAATGACTAACATTTTGAAAGTTCCAACTCATTTGCGAGTTTGGACTAACAAAAAGTATCCTGAAATTCTCGCAACCTGTTTTGATGGCACGGCTTTCGGTGTGGACGAAGACGACGGTTTCCGCCCGAACACTGAGAACTATACCGTAACTACAACATCTCCAAACGAACCTTTAATTATTGACGATATCCCGTTCTAAAGGAATTAAAATGAGTAAATCAACATTTATCCAACCTTTGTATCTTGGCAACCGCAACAGCTTGCATGATGTAATTGAAGAAATTACCAAAAAGCCGCCGCTGAAAGTTCTTTCGACATACAAGCACTACAAAGGCGGTATGTATTTATATCTCGGTGAAGCAATCCAGGAGGATACATTAACCACAATGGCTATCTACAAAGAATTGAATCCGCGCGGTTGCACATTTGTCCGCCCG